GCAACAGCGTGTCCTTCTTTCATAAGAACATCAGCACAATGTTCACCATTTATTGTTCTAAAGTTACCAAGAATACGACCAAACTTGCCTTTCATATTTTCACCATTCTTGTTTATCATGGTATCTAATGTGGCTTCTGATCCTAGTAAAGAGATTAATCTATCTTTAGCAGCTTGACCAAAGATTTTCTCTACTTTATCACTTGTTCTTGATTCTGGAGTATCAATGCCCATAATTCTTACTCTTTCATCATTGAGCCAGACACCGAATCCTAAATCTAGGTCTACATCAACGGTATCTCCGTCAACGACTTTTACTATTTTGCATTTATACTCGTACATATGTTTTTCCTTATAAACTTAACAATAACTATTTATAAGTGCTTTACAAATTGTTCAAAATATAGTATAATAGTAGATATGGATGAAGATGAACTAATAATGATAGAAGTACAGAGCAAAATGGTTGAAATGTTAATAGAATACCAAGAACACGGTCTACAAGCATTGGCAATGGCCATGAAAACAGTATTGGATACTTATGTTGTTACCTTAGGAGAAGAGGATACCGTAAAATTACTAGAAACTGCAATTAAAACTGTAAAAGAAGGTAAACATTCTCATATTTTTAAAGAAATTGCAGAAAATACTGTACATTAGAACAAAACTAGAACAAAAAACCCTTATAAATCAAGGGTTTTTTTAAAATTAAAGAAAAAAGTTAATAAAATCAATGATTTAAGAAAAAAATGGATATTTCGCAGAAAATAAGGGTTTTTTAGACCATTATTTTGTTGACTTTTTAGCTGTTTTAGTGTATATTATAAGAATAATAACAAAAACGAAAGATATACATTATGAAAAAACCAATACTACATGAATATATGTTTAATAACAAAATTGCATTTTATTATGCAAGACCTGACGAAGTTGCAATTATGAAAAAAATTGATATCAAACATTTAGATACTATTAAAGATATAATTAAACAAAATAAACTAAAATACAGAATAAGATATCGTGGACCTTCTACTTCTACTTATAAAAGAAATCCATCATATGCATTAATGAGTAATGCAACTAACTTCGCAATCTATAACAAATAAGAAAGGACAAATAATATGTCAAAAACTAAAAACTACTACTGGGATCAAGCTACTAAATTTTTAGAAGCTATCCAAACTGATATCGAACAAGGTATCTTAACTAACGATCAGGCGATTGCAAAAATGCAAAATACTGATGAAGCGTTATACCTTGAAGGTATTAACTCAAAACAAGATGCTGAAGAATTTGTATATTCTATCGGCGGACTAAATCTAAGACAAGTTTAATTGAAAGGAAACTATATTATGAAACGACCTATATTAGAAATTCAAGCAAGAATAGAAAATTGCACAAACGAGGATTTAAATGCTGTGATTAGCATGATTAAAACTCAAAGACAAATCCTGGCAATGAATGCTGGGTCAACATTTAATGTTGGACAAAAAGTTACATTTAGTAATATGACTGGACACATTGAAAAGATTGCTCGTACTAGAGCAGTAGTTCAAGTTATTAACGGTCCTAGATACCGTGTTCAAATGTCAACAATGAGGGCTGCTTAATGTTTAAATTAACTGTAATCATTTTATTACTACTAATATTAATGAACTCATGTGGGGGATTATAAAATGAATAATTATTATTGTTTGATATCAATTAAAAACTCAGATAGACCAGAGATTTTAGAAATTCAAGGTGTTACATGGTTTGCTACCAAAGAATTATTATTTCAATATTATATGTTTTTAAAACCTGAATTAAGAGAAGAATATGTTTATCCAGTTGAAGAACAAGACTTACCTGCTTTTGAAAACATAACCTCTGAAGATATAAGAATAGCAAAAACAAAAACTAGATTAACAGGATTAGAAGCCGGCGTATTAGTCGGTCAAGGTTCATCATACGAAAAGGCTGTAAATGAAATTAAATAGATACGAAAAAAAAATAATCAAAGCAATATGTGAAAGCCGTAAGGGCATTTACGAAACACCTAAACGAGATAGACTAGCATACAAACCTTGTAAAGAGTATGACGCTGCCTTATCGTTGTTTATGAAAAAGTTAATCTATGCAGAAACAACAAACGAGTTAGAGATAGAAGGTCCTGCTCTACCTCAACCAAAGTTTAGATGGTTTACTTGTAAACTTCATAAAGACTATGCTACAAAAAGAGAGTTGAGGAAATTACTATGAAATATCTTTCAACAATATTAACAATTTTAGGTATGTACTTTTTTGTATATGCCTGTCAACCGGCGCCATGTACTGATGATGGTTGTCCTGAATGGAATGAACTTGCAACCCCACCAGAGAATCCTGATGTGGGAATGATTGTAAAAGAATATTCAGTTGTACCAGTTGTTGCAACAGATAATAAAGATAATTTTGTATATTCATTAAACAAATGTATTACACACCTATACAAAGATGTACCTATAGAAAAACAAATACCTAGAGAGTTAATAATTGCACAGGCAGCATTAGAAACTGGTTGGGGTGAAAGTAGATTTGCTAACGAAGCAAATAATCTATTTGGGATTAGAACATGGAACAAAGATGAAAAGTATTTACTACCTATACCTTGGACAGAGTGGCCGGGTTGGGGTGTGAAAGTGTTTGAAACTAAATGTGATAGTGTTGCTCATTATATCAGAATGATAAACGAAGTATTTGCTTACGAAGAATTTAGAGAAGTGAGAGCAAAGATATTAGAACATGGTGAAATACCTAATGGATTAGATTTAGCACCAACACTAACAAAGTATGCTAGTAGAGCAAACTATACCGAACTAGTAGCAACATTAATTAAATATAACATAAGAGGAGTATATGAACTATAGTGAAGATTTATATTGGAAAAGAGTAATGGCATTATATAATGCATTTCAAAAAGCAGAACATTCAGATTTTAAAAGAATGTGGGAAGATAAGTTACATGAATTAATGAAACTTCAATCTAAGTACTTGACAAGGAACTCAAATAGTGTTATAATAGATTAATGAATATATTTTATTTACATAATGATACTAAACTATGTGCCGAACAGCATGTAGATAAGCATGTGGTTAAGATGATTGTAGAGTATGCTCAATTATTATCTACAGCACACAGAATGATTGATGGCGTTCAATATGCGGCTAAAAGTAAAACTGGTCGTAATGTTAAACGATTTAGATTAGAGAATAATAACTTAGATAATATTGTTTACAAAGCAGTACATTATCATCATCCTTCTGCTGTATGGGCAAGAGAAACAAAAGCACAGTATGAATGGTTATACTCTTTATTTGTAGAACTAGGTAAAGAATACACACATAGATATGGCAAGATACATAGTACAAATGCTTTACTGAATGATATACTATGCAATGCACCTATAAATATTAAACAAGAAGGTTGGCGAGAACCACCACCTGCTATGCAACATTATCCACAATGTATAGTTGCTGGCGATAGTATTCAATCTTATAAAAATTATTACATTGAAGCAAAAGCATATTTTGCTAAATGGTCTAAACGAGAAAAACCAGAATGGTTTGTAGGGAGTACAATGAATGCCAACATATAGATTTAAAGACCACAACACAGGTAAAATATGGGAAGATTTAATGCTTATATCTGAGATGGAAAAGTTTATTAAGAAGAAACATATTGAATTATTACCACCAACACAAATGAATATCGTATCAAGTGTAGGAACGCTTGATGGTAAAACTGATAATGGTTGGAAAGAAACATTATCTAAAATATCTGAAGCTCATCCTGCTAGTCCCCTTGCAAATCAGTATGGTAAAAAATCAGTAAAAGATATACAAATTTCTAACATGAGAAAAAAACACAAAAATAGAATATTAAAGGGCGGTGGGAGATAAATAGTAGTATGGCAGATTTTGATTTTTTAGACGGTTTTGATACAGGCGGCGATTGGGGGTTTACAGGTGTTTCTGAAAAACCATCAGACAAGTCAGTATCAGATTCAAAAGCAACAGAAGCAGTAGTTAAACAGACATCTGAAAGTGTCGGTAAGGCAGTTTCTGGTGAAATTATAACTAGACTAGAGAGTAAACTAGATAAGATACTTCGTGCTACAAACGAAGCAAAAGAAACAATAACTGCTAAAAACGAAACAGAATTAGAAATTGCCAAGAAACAAATGGATGATGAGTACGATTTACGAAAAGATAATCTTGGAAAAGATTATAAAGAAAAGTTTGGCAAATTAGAAAAGTTAATCATTCCACTACTCATTAAATTAGCAAAGTCTCCTGAGGCATACATACATTGGCCTAACAGAGTAGAAGTTATAGAAGCACAAGTCAAAAAAATAATAGCAATAACAAGAGGATAATCTATGGAACTATACCAAGTAAAGGTGATAGCCGATGTTTATGCGGATTCAAATTGGGATGAAATTAAAAAAGACATGGTTATAGCATTTAGAGATACAGATGGTAACCTAACAGAAATGGT